GTCCACGCTCAATACCTACTATGCCGGGTCTCCACTGTTCGTAAAGATCCAGTATTTTTTCTACCAGCTCGTAACCATCGTATTTGCCACGAACTAAGTCTACTACAAACATGTTATCATACTCATCTATACCTACGACAATTCCTACAGAAAAATCGTTCCTGTCTCTTTGCCCGATAGCCAAGTCCCACGCGCAGTAATAACGCATCTTATCATACTCAATCTCATCCGGTTCATAATATCTAATCATATCTCGAGTAAAGTAATCACCCTCATCGGATACCGGGTTCTGTTGATACAACGCCGTCCAGTCTCTGGGGCCGATGGCCCTTTGTATCATTTCTAAAGATTCTACATTATAACGTTCTGGATGCAGGGGTTCTCCCGCTGCACGAAACTCTTCATCTTCTTCTGCTATTGCTGGGTATTTAACTACTTCCCAAGAGTCCGCGCCTTTTTCTGCATGCTGAAGAAGCCGTCCGGCTAGATCATCATCGTGCCATCTTGTAAGAATAACTAATATGCCCCCACCTGGAGATAAACGAGTATAGGCAGTAGAGGTGTACCAATCCCAGGTAGCCTCGCGGCTGTTTTCTGATTCTGCATCTTCTCTGTTTTTTACTGGATCATCGATTAAAAGTACATGCGCACCTTTACCAGTAATACCACCACCAACACCGGCTGCTACGTATCCGCCGCCTTGTGTTGTTTGCCACGATTCTACGGACTGTGAATCTTTATCTAATTTCGTATCTTCAAATACATTCTTATAATTAGGTTCTCTTAATACTTGACGTACTTTTCTAGAGAAGCTCATGGCCAAAGATCCGGAATACGAACAACTTATGAACTCGTGCCCTGGATTACGGCCCAAGTGCCACGCTGGAAAGGCGATACTTGCAAGTGTACTTTTACCATGACGCGGTGGCATGAACAACATCAACCTTGGTGATTTTTTATCCTGCACATCTTGACTAAACTGTTCGAGCCTTTGGCATATATCTTTGTGTACCCAACCGGCTTGGTAATCTGGATTAAACTTTTCTACAAAAGGCAACATACGTTTTCTGGACAGTATTCGTTTTGCCAGTTCTTGTTCTGCACGAACTTGCGCTTTTTGTTCTTTTTTAGCTTGTTTGTTTTCTTGGGGTTTAGGCTCGGGTAAAGCATCCGACTCATCCGCAGCGCAATACACACACAACCCTTTAGGAAGTACGAGGTTATCTGCCAACAACTTTTTACACTTGTAGCATTCTACTTTTTGAAGCTCCGTCACTTCTTCTTTTTCTTAGCTGCTTTCTTTTTTACTTTTTTAACTGGCCCTTTCGGGTATCCTTTTCCATAGCCCATGCTTTTTCTCCTTGGTTAACACTTCCAGCGTCTACGCGCTTGTCTAATTCTTGAATTTGGATCATTTCTAGTTTTAGCAGAGCTTCTTTTAAGTTGTCCTGCTGATCTAGCGCAATAAGATTTACGTCTTTTTGCTGCTTTTGAACCTTTTTTAACTTTTCCTGTAACCGCAGTCTTTAATTTAGAACCGGGGTTCGCTTTTCTGTATGCAGCAACGCCTTTTTTGGTCATTCCTGCGCCAGATTTGGTTTTTCGGTAATTACCGCCTTTTCCTGTTGTTTTTCTTATTGCTTTTGCTGGTTTTCTTGGCATAAGTTCTCACATTTGTTGGTTTTCCGCCTACTCCTTGGGCTTTAGACCGTTTTCTCTTAACAGCACTCTTCTTTTGTGCTGCAGTCATACCTGCTGCTTTGGCTTTTGGTACGCATTTTGGGTATCCTTTGCGTTTTGTTGACGCTTTTTTCCTACCGCAGGGTGCATGACCTCCACCTTTCTTCTTTCTACCGATATCAACCCATTTTTCGCCGAACCATTTAGTTAATCCGCCTTTGGGTTTACTAGTAGCCACTATCTGTAGCCTCCGCCCCTCGCTTTATAAGTCTTAGTTAGCCAACCTGAAGCATATGCAGACGGCCAAACTTTATATTTACGTTTAGCTTCTGCTTTAACTCTAGAATACAGAGCTGGGTTAGTGGGCTTTGCCCCGCTTTTCTTTTTAGCTGGTTTTTTCTTTGCTGGCATTACTTCTTTCCTCCTTTGTACGACTTCTTAGTTGTACCTTTAGACTTTTTCTTTTTGCCCATTTTCATACCTTTTGGTTTTTGATTTATACAATGCATTATCTACTCCTTTTTTTCTTTTTATAAGTTGTGCCTTGTTTAGAGGAAGGGGTGCTAGGGTTTACCTTCATCCTTTTTCTAATAATCCTATCAGATATTGATGCAGCATTTATTAATTTTGGTTTATAAGGTTTTAACTCGTGGTCAACAACATCATAGACTTCGTCTACTGTTTTTACTTTACCTTTTTTACCACTACCTTTAGGTACTCTAGTTCCCATTATGCTGTTTTCTTTTTAAATTTCTTTACTATATCTTTTGAGGTCATGCCATAAGCAGTAGGTGACTTCTTCTTCTTCGCTGTTGTTTTCTTTTTAGTAGCGTGAAAACCTTTACCTTCCGGCATATTCCTAGTGTTAGGTTTTTTTAGTTTTGTTACTTTTCTTTTCTTTTTAGTAACTTTTGCTTGTTGTTCATATTTACTCATTTCTTTCTCCTTTTGGTTCTAGATAAGACATATCTACTCCAGCTAATCTTAGCAGCTCGGAGTCGGGTAGTCTTTCTAATTGTTGAATTTTATCTACATTAATATTAACTTGAGTAGCTTGCTCGGGTGCAAATAGACCGTGGAGCTTGCATAGAGAATCGACAACATTCTTTTCTTCGGTAGAGGTCGATGATTTACGGTGCGCTTCTAAATACATTTGGGTCGCGGTAGTCCTATCGAACTTTACTTCTTCACGCATCTCTTGTCTGAGGTAATCGATTGCTTGTTGGAGTTTCGGTCTTTTAAAAGCCTCGTATACTGCATCTTGGTTTCTGTACCCCGCTGCACGTCCCGCGGCCGCTTTACTCATTCCACGGATAAAGTACAAAATCAACCTTTCTTCTTGGACAGAAAGCTCGGACAGTTTTACTCCTGCATACGGAAAATGTGATTGAAGCTCGACTCTATCTTCGTCAGTAACTTCAAGGTTTTGTTCTGCGACTAGACTCATACTGCTAAATATAACTTATAAACCTTTATATTGGAAATTTATAATAAAAAAAATTTTTTGAAAAAATATAAAATATACCCGTCAGACATCTTCTCCTTCTATCACCCAGACCCCGTACCCCTCCCGATCGAGTTTGACCATCGACATTTGACTTTTGACCTTTGGAACCTTGTTTTGGTTTTTTCTTGGTGTCTACTCGAAGACTCGTAGCCATCCGCTAAGAGATCATCGTCAGTCGCTAGCGCTTTGTGACGTTGTTGGTATGTAAGTATATTAACTTAACTTAGACCACAGGAGGTCATCATGAAACTTATAGATAATACATTCAAACTAGTAGGCACTATTGGTTACTACGGACACAAGACAATTAAGTCTACAAAGAATATCCCAAGCATCAAGGATTCATTCCAGAGTATGGGAGACAAGATATCTACTGGCTACACCATAGCTATGATCAAAGATAAGAAGTCCGACTTCAACAAAGACTTAAGAAAAGAAATTGAAGAAGTAGCAGAGAACGGTGTTCAGTTGGAGATGAACATATGAGTAAGGTAATCTACAACGCATTGGCACTAACGATATTCACAGTATCGTTAGTACTAACTACTATCATAACTATGGACATCATTAACTTCACTGGACAACAATCAGTATTCGAGTTATTCCTTTGGTTCATCTTCGGTCTTATAACATTCGTTTATGGCAAGATCATCATTCTACTTAATCATGAAAAAGATATAGACTGTGACGCTTGTCACGACTTACTTAATCGTGATTTATAAACCTTCAGGGGGCTAACAACCCCCTATCTACTATCATAACTACTATCATCAGTGTGCGTGCTTCTGCACGCCACTGTATATATTTTGGTTCCTCGTGTTCCACGGGACTAAGCCGATGTGGAACCAAGTCGTGGAACCAGGACAAATGTGCATACCAATGCATGTTTGCGTGAGATTTGTTCTGCTGTGGTTCCGCGGTTCCGCGTAAAAACAAACTTCGTTTGTGTACCGGACCGTGGACCTATGTTATTTGTTATATATTCTTAAA